AATCAGCTTCCGCTTCTCCTTCAGCGTCACATCCGCCGCCCGCAGCAGCACATCCTCGCTGAATCCGTGCGCGATCCGTCCCGCCGTTCCCATCGTGCAGGGAATCACCACCATCGCGTCCACCGGATTCGACCCGCTGGCGAACGGCGCGTTCATGCTTTTCAGCCCGTGCGTTCTCACCCCGGCCGCCAGCCGCAGCCCTCCCGGCAGCTCCTCCGCCAGCACCACCTGCGCGTAATGGCTTTGCACCACGTGGATTTCGTGCCGGCTCGCGTCCAGATTATCCAGCAGCCGCTGCGCGTAAATCGCTCCGCTGGCCCCGGTCATGGCGACGAGTATTTTCAATCCCTCCCATCCTGCCAGCCCCGCCCCCTTTCCACAAGCCGCCAGCGCCGCCCCCGCGCCCGCGCGCCGCATTTCACTTCTTCAGGAGGCGCCCTCTGTCTCCGTTCCCAATCCTGATCCTAATCCTAATCTTAATCTTAATCTTAATCTCCTCCCTGCCAGTCGCCGGAACATCGTCAAAGGGGTCGGTTCCAGGCAAGTCAACATTATGTTTGACTGTGCGCCTGCAAAAAACCCGCCCCGTTTCAAGAGTCGCAGCCCCCGCAGCCGCCCCCGTGCTCCAGGTCCAAACCCGCCGCCCCATATCGGGCCCACACCTCCCGCAACGCCGCCAGCGGCACCAGCCAATGCGCCCCGTCCCCGTCCGCCCGCCCCGCCGCCAGCACCGCCTCCACGTACCCGGCCCTTCTCACCCGTCCCCGCGATCGGATTTCCGCGACGCTCAGGCGCATCATGACCGGCTGCTCTTCATTTTGCATTTTTCATTTTGCATTCTGCATTTCTTCAGGTGCATTGGCACCCCGCATAAATTGCCGCGCTCTCCCCCGGCGTTCCCGGCGGGTCAATCTCCACCGGGTCATACCCGTCCACATTTCCCGAGACACACGTCACCGTCGGGCAGTTGTAGGTCCGCTGGCAATAATTCCCGCACACGTCCACAAGAGCTTTGCTGCAATAACACCAACTCACCCCCGACGTGAACAGCCCGTTCACCGCCGCCCCCTGCCCCGCCACGCTCCCTCCATACAGAATTTGCACCGGCGTCCCTATCTGGCATGACGCCGTGATCACATTCGCCACCGTGCTCGCAAAATTCTGCGTCGAGACGACCGCGCCGGCCGGGCTGTAGGTGTTGGTCCAACTGGTGCCCCAGGCTATCGAGTCAAACGGGGTGGCGCCCATCAAGGCGGCCGCCTGCGCGGCCACCTCGCTTAAACTGTAAGCCGTCCCCAGCGTGATCGTCTGCGTGATCGTCCCCGGCGCCGTCGCCAGCGCCCCAAAATGGCCCAGCGCAAAACTGTATTCCACGCTCTCGCTCCAGCTCCAGGCCGCGAACTCGAACTGCAATGAACTCGCGCCGTAGGTCCAACTCACCAGCCCCGGCAAATACACCGCCGGCGGCGAAGGATTGATGGCAAACACACTCGCGATTGACCCGTCCCCGGGAAGCACCGGCCAGAAACCCACCCCGCGTTGATACGGCAGCCCCGGAAACACCAGCGGCCCCTGTTCCGCGCTCGGCCCCGTTCCCGGAGGCGTGTAAGTCGCCGCCGTCCCGTCGTAATTATTCGCGAAGGTCCAATCATAGACGAAGGTCCCCGCCGCCGCCGCCTCCGGCACCGTCGGATTGACCCAGGCCGGCGCGCTGTCATTCGTCGTCCCCAGCGCCGCCGTCAGCCCGCTGATCGTCGCCGGCATCAATGGAAAATTCGCAAGCTCCGTTGTCATTGTCAATTCTAAATTACTGCTCGTCGTCGTCTCCGTAAAGAGCGCCCGTCCGCTCCCGCCAATGCTGCCGGCCTGCGCAGGCCACCCGCTCGGACCGCCCGCCGCATTCCCCGCATCCCCATGCAGCGTCCCGCCGCTCACCGTGAACACCTGGTAATCCCACGGCGTGAAATGCGCCGCATCCAGCGCCGGATCGGTGGTGCTTCCCGTGATCGCCGCCGTGCATATATACACCTGCCAGTATTTCGGGTAACTCTGGGAAAGCCCCGTCAAATAATCCGTCAGCGGCCCCACCGCCTCAAATTCCCGCAACACCAAATCCCCCGCATTGAAATCCGCCGCGCTCCCCGTCATCGCCCCTCCCGCCGCGCTGAACGTCCAGCTTCCCGGCCCGCTGTTCGTCGGCACGCCCCCGGCGTAAGTCACCGGGTAAACCCAGTTCCCCTTGAATCCCGGAAACGAGAAAAAACCCGCCCAGCCGATCCACTGCTTGGTCCCGACGATCTGCTTCGCCCTCGGACACGTTGCCACTCGGTTAGCCATGGTTCATTCTCGCTAATCTGTCCGATCCGTCCAATCCGTCCAATCCGTCCGATCAATGATGATATTTATCCGTGCAAAGAAACGTCCGGTAATACGTCGCGTCCCCGTCCTCGCACGTGTTCAGTTCAAAGAATTTCACCGGCTGGCCCGCCACCACCGAAACCAGTTGCGCCACCGACATCAGCACATACTGCGCGTCCAGCGTCCCGCCGCTTCCCCCCGCCAGCGCCAGCCCCGGCCCCGCGTCCACCAGGCTCAATCCGCTCCGGCCATTGCCTTTGCTCCAGGTATACACACCCGGCAATAACTGCGTGTAGCCCGACAAATGGCTTTGCAAGTCTTTCAGACTCTGCGGATGCAGCGTCTCGCTGCATACCTTGTTCCCCGGACTCGGAGACGATACCGGCGTATTCTTCCCCAGCGCGGTCGGACCCGAGGTCACATTGGCGTTCAACAAATCGTTCCCGATCAGGTTATACCAGCGCGGACCCCGGTTCACCCGCAGCCGCTCCACCAGGTCCGCGTTCCCCAAATGCTGCGCCGGACCAAAAATAATTTCCGTCCTCCCCGCCTCATCATAATTCACCTGCTGCACGCAGGCGTTCATCGTCCCCCATTCCGCCAGGCCCCCGCTCAAATTCAATCCGTGCCCCATCCCGCACACATCGCTGATCTCCTCCTCCACCACCGTGAATCTTCCCTGGTATTGCCGGATCGCCTCGATCCCGTAAACATATCCCGCCAGCCCGTAGGGCACCGGCTCCCCGGGGTTGACTTGCTGGCGCGATTGATAGGTCCCGCTGCTCAGATTCGTCAGCTTCACCTTGATCGTCAGCGGATGACATTGCACCGTGCCCGGATTGACGCTCGTATCCGCCGCCGGGCTGGCGTTGTCCGTGTAGGAAAAGTAAGCCGTGATCGTCGCCGGCACGCACGCTCCCGGCGTGTTGCTGCTCGGCGTATTGTTGACATACATCCACGGCGCCACGTTCCCGTCCACCAGCATGTTCGAAAAATTCGTCGTGTTGATCGCCGCCCCGCTCCCATCCTGCACCGTCGGCGCCACCGCCCCGCTGGGATCCTGGTAAAAGGCCAGATTGCTCACCGCCGCCAGTTGCGGAAACAGCGCCGTCCAAAACCCCGTGGACCCTCCCCCGCCCGCCGGATCCGCCAGGTTCAGCCCCACCGTCGCAATCGTCCCGCTGGCCGTGTCGCTGGAAAAACCCTCGAAATCGAACGTCGCAATTTGCGCCGCAAAACGCCGCGCCTGCAACGGCAACTGCGCCTGCGCCTCCGCGGAAATCGCCCCCCCGCCCAAATTCGTCAGCAGCCCGAACATCCCGATCCCCTCCGCCGGCGCCCCGTCCACCGTCGCCGCGATGTCGTTCTCGATGATCGAATAGGGCGTCCCATTAATCTGCCCGCTGAGGCGATATTTAAAGGCAATCGCAGACGGCACGAGATCATCCCTCCTTTGAATCCTGACCGATTCGACCGATCCGCCCGCTCCGTCCGCTTCCGGCAACGCCAGCGTCACCGCCGGCAACTGGTCCCGCGTGCTCACCTTCAGCGTCGGCGGCGTCGTCGTGTAATCAAACCACACCACCGGCGAGCCCACCGCCCCGATCCAGCGCAGCATCCTTCTAAAACACTCCGCGCACGTCATGTCGTTCACCGCATCCAGAGGAGCGCGCAGCATAAGGCCCGACGTGCTGACCGGCGTGTCTCCGCTTGCCCCCGCGTACCCCGGCACAAAATCCGGGATTCTGCAATTTGCGCCAGGCGCCGGCAATAAATGGTAATTGCCGTTCGCGTCCGTCGTGAGGTTGTCAAACTGCATCTGCCCGCCCGCGGGCCAGCCCAGCCCGTTGACCGTTTGCTCGTAGGCGCTTTGCGCAATGACATACGATGTAATCTCCTTTAATTGTTGACTGATGCTCATCAGGTTCGTCGTCGTGCTCCCCGTCACCGTGTCCCCAGCCCCCGTCAGCGCGTTCACGCTCATCCCCAGCACCACCTGCGAGCGCCAGTCCGCGATTTGTTTGACCCCGTTCCACGTCAGCCACAGCTTCTGAAAAACCAGCCGCTCGAAGAAAAAGTCCCACGGCCCCGCCAGCTTATACTTGAACCCCTCCATCTCCGCCGTCCCCGTCCGCACATTCTGCGCCCGCCATCCCACAAACCAAGTCTTCCCCCCCGTCCACGAAGTGCAGCCCGAAACCGGCAACCCTGCCGCCGAGGTAGGGACGCCTGGCCCGGGCGTCCTCCCCGTGGAAATCTTGACCATCGCGCCAAAAGCGAAAATCTCGGCGGCATCGGCTTGTGCGAGAAGATCAAACCCGAACGAATCGCTGGCCTGGTTAAAACATTCCCGCCGCCACCGCGCCACCCCCCAATCCGCCAGGCATTTCTCCGTCCCGTTATAAGTCAGCGTCGTGTAAGTCATGTTTGAGTCCCTCTCCTGGAGGGGAGGATTGCCAGCCCGTTAAAAAAAGGCTCCAGTTCCGCCGCGTGAGGGCACGCGGCCTGCATTTCCCTCGCAAAGCATGCATCTGTTGTAGGCCCGGTGCCCTCACCGGGCCGTTTTTTAAAGGGCTGTTGGGGTGAGGTCGGGCCGCCTTCTGTATTCTTCATTTTGCATTCTGCATTTTGCATTCTGTTCACCCTCAAATATCCCGGTTAATCCTCGTCCGTTCCTCCAGCCGCTGCAGCCGCGACTCCACCGCCGCCAGGCGGCTCTCCTCGGCCTGGCTGTGTTCCGGCCGTCCTCTTTCCCGCTCCTCCAGCGCCTCCCGCACCCTCTCCTCGATCTCCCGTCGCGCCGCCTGGGCCATCATCCGCCATCCGCCCTCCTCCATCCTCCCTTCGTCTCGCGCCGCCGCAGCCCTCCCTGTGGAGTGCGGGCGCTTGCTCCCGCTTTCCTCAGACCCTTTGCCATGCTCCCCTCCTTCTGCTCCGGTAGGGCGAGACTCTGAAGTTGAGACTGAAGAGTTGAGAGCGGAGGCTGCTCCATTCTGCATGCTGCGCTCTGCACTTGGATCATTCTGCATTTTGCATTCTGCATTTTTCATTTCCTCCGCCGCCCGCAGGCCTTCTTCCAATGCGCCATCCGCCCTGTCCGCCATCTCGTCCGCCAAAGCCCCGGCCATGGCGGAAGCCTCAACGACGGCGGAAATCAGCCTGGTCTCCTCAGGGCGCAACGAGGGCGGAAATCCGCCATTCTGCCCCGCTTCCTCGTTTCCATTTTGCATTCTGCATTCTGCATTTTGCGTTCCCTGCACAACCCCGCCGCCGCCGGGGTGTGCCAGGCGATACCGCCTCACCCCTTCCCTCGCCTTGGCCAGTTGCTTTTCCAGGTGATCAAAACTCCGGCCCAGCGCCTTGGCTTTCCCGATGGCCCTCTCCAGTGTCGCCGCCCCCTCCTCCGCTCCGGCCAGTTCCAGCGCCGTCTCCACACGAACTTCCATTTCCGGCCGTTCTACAGACTTGTTCGCTTCCATCTCCATAAAATCCTCATCTTAATCCTCATCTTAATCTTAATCCCGGCTCCCCCTTCTTCATCCTTCATCCTTCATCCTTCACCCTTTCATGGGTATTGTTGCATCAACCATTCCACCTGAATTAGGCCGGCCATTACGTTTGTGTCGGGAGTTGTGACGGCCAAAGCAACGCCAACACTATTCATTAACCAGGCCGGAGCAGCAAGCCCTCCATGTATGTTGTAAGGCGTAGCCCCCGCGACAGCCGCGCCATGAGATTGTAGGGAGCTGCCATACGTCGAACCATAAACCATTGTTTTATAGGCAAGCGTGAAACTAGCATTTGAGGTTACGCCTCCGCGCAGGTAGGCGTCTCCGACAAAGGTGTTGGTGAATCCCAGTCCCGGAGGCCAATTTGAATATACTATGCCAGCATTGTTTGTCGCCGTGGAGAGGAAATTCGTCTGCCAGAAATGATGGTTTGTGGGATTTCCTTCCCACCAGATAATACCGTTGGTTAATCCAGTATAAGCCCGCGCTCCATCTATGTGAATGGCATTATAGGTCACGCCTTGAAAGACAAAACTGCTTTGGGTTGCGGGGACGGTTGCGTTCGCTATCGTTTCAACCCCCACATTCGTCAAACCATTGACTGACAAATTGGTTCCGGTTGCCCCCGGTGTTGCCGCAGGAGCAAGATTGGTTTGTCCATTGATGCTTGCAAACACGCTCGGATTTAAGGTTGGAGTCGAGCCGCCGCCAGGCACGGCAGGGGTCAATCCCCATTTTCCAAGATAATTCGTCACCATGTATCCGTTCCCCGTGGACGTGCCACCGAAGGCGACGATTAAATTGCTCAGAATCACATTGTTTCCAGTCGTGATGTTCAGCCCTGAAAGAAAGTTGCTCGCAGCCACCGACAAGTCAATTTGTCCGGCACTATTCGTCTCCCAAAGCCACGGAGCGAAGCTGCTTACGAAGTTGGTCCCGCCGCCGCTGGCCGGCTGAAAGGTCGCGTGGCCGCTGGCATCGCTGGCCGTCAAAACCTGGCCTGCCGCCGCATTGGTTCCACCGAACTGAATGGTTTCTAGGAAGTTGGCATTGTTTGTGACGGTCAAGGCATTGATGTAGGCCGCCGTCTGAATGTAGGCATTGCCCAGCCAGGCAGTAAAATCATTTGTCCAAAAAGCATTAACCCCGTCTGTCAACAAAAACCATCCCGGCCCGGCAATGGCCGCGTTGGTCGGGGCAATGAATTTGAACCCTCCGGCGTTGGTCAGGGCGGAGCCGTTGCCGCTCAGGCAGCTCAAGGTATTTGATGTGACGATATTGTTGCTCATCGTCAGACTGATGAGCGAGCCGTTAATCATCCCCACCCAGGCGCTCCCGTTGGTGAACGTGTTGGTCACTGTGGCCATGGTCAGGGTGTTCACGGGGAAAATGACGCCGTTGGTGAATGTGCCGTTGCCAGCGATGCCGAGATTGGCAACATGATTAAGCCGAAGGGCGTCAAAACTCCCATAACCGCCTCCGTCCGGCTGCATCCTGACAACAAAATCTCCGAGGTTCGCATCGTCAACTCCAAGGGCGCCCACAAGGCGTAAAAAATAATTAGTGGTGCCGGGAAAAAGCCAGTCAATGGCGTTTCCAGTCTCCAGACCATCCGACCAATAGCTCCCGTTGATTTGAATCGCGGGAAGCACTGCGTCTGCCGCAATTCCTTTGTTGATGATGAGGCCATTTGTAATGCTTAATCCATTTGTATTGCCCGTCCAAAGCGTGGTGAATGAGCCGTCCGCGTTCGGCACTGTCCCAAGAAGGTTTGTCCCTTCCACCCCAACAAACAAGTCGGGAGGCGTGACTTTCACCTTGGCGTCAATTTGCTGGGCCGCCGCATTGGCAAACATCTGATAACGGCTGGCCCAAGGATGCGTCCCGTCCACCGTATTGTTTGGGTCGTAATTGTTCTGAATCATGGCCTCGCTATCCACCACCCTCCAGATCAACGGTTCATGCCGGATGTAATAGTTGACTTGCCGGATAAAGGCTTCAGTGGCCGCAAAGTCAGGATTTGTGCGCGGCATGATGGTATAGACGACAGGCAGGGCATTGCTGGAAACGACTTCGACCAGCAAGTTGGAGAGGGTGGTGATCTCGGCCACAGGGTCGCCCGCCACGTCATTCTCCATGCTTTTGAGCAGAAAAACGACGTTGCTTCCGGCCTGAGAATAGCCGTAGGTCGCAAGCCCGTTGCCTTCAAAAGCCGTCTTGGCCTGAGCCAGAGTTGAGCCGTTGACGCCATATTTGAGAATTGCGCCCAGATTGGTAAACCATCCTTGGTCCAGCCAATAACTGGAAAGCCCGACCGCGGTCGAATCGCCATAGACAACCACGACGCTGTTGGATGGATTGATGGCCCCATAGAAGTTAAATCCATTGACAGGCTTGGGAAGGTCAGCGCAGAGCCGTTGCCGCTCAATGCCCCAACAATGTTGAGGCTGCCCTGCCACTGGGCCGTGCCGTGGTTCCAGATGCCCGGATTGTTCCCCGCCAGGAATAAATTGTTCGCAATCGTCAGGTCCGCGTAGAGGTTCGCCCCCTGGTGATTGTTGGTGATTTGCAGCGCGATGTTTCCATTGGTGTCCAGCAGATCAAACACATTGCCCATCGCCTCCCCAATCCAATCAAAGCCGCCGATGGGGAAATAGAGGCCGCCCTGCACGGCGGGATTGGTCAGCGTGTTGGCGTTGCCCGCCCCTCCATTGGCTGCCAGATACTGCCCAACGTTCAGCCCATTGGTTGCCGCGGATATTTCCGTCTGCAACACATTGGTGGCCAGCGCCGACCAATTGGTCAGGTTCACCGACCCGATTTGCAGCGCATTGAAGAAATTGCTCAGGCTCAGTTGCAGGTCAATCTGCCCCGCCCCATTGGTGAAAAACCAGTGTGGATTCCCCCCGAACGCCGCGCCCCCGCCGCCGCCGAACCCGTTGGTGTTCACCGCCTGATTCAGCAAATTCGAGTTCGCCGCGAAAAAGTTCGTCGGCCCCGCCAGTCGCCCCGTCTCGTTCGTCACCATCAGCGCCGACCGCGTCTGCCCAAGGCAAATGCAGAATGCAAAATGCAGAATGCAGAATGGCAGAAACAGCCGCAGTAGGTCAGGCATCCTGCCTGCCGGTTCCAGCGGCTTCCAGCCGCTCCTCTTTTCGCAATTTTCATTTTTCATAATTTCAATTTGAAGCGTGGATTAACCCGGACTAACGCGGATAAATCCGTGCCCATCGGCGTCCATCTGTGGTTCCTCATTTTGCATTTTGCATTTTGCATTCTCCTAAAATCCCGTGTCTCCCACATACAGCCCCGCCGTCCCTCCCACCCCGTTCTCCACCCCCACCGTGTAAAACTTCCCGTCCGAATCGTTCCGAATCTGCAATACCCAGTTCCCGGAAGCATCCGTCGTGAACCGCGCATTCCCCAACCCCGGACTCCCCGCCCCCGCCGGCCCGTCCAGCACCGTGATCGGCCCGTCCAGCAGCGTCATCACCTTGGCCGTCGCGTCCGCCGTCCTCAGCGTGATCCGCAGCCAGTAATTCTGCGACGCCGCCCCGTTCAGCGGGATGCAGGTCTGCGCATTCGAAAACACGAAGGCCGCGTGCGGCGCCGCGCTCGCCCCCGCCCACTGCGCCGCCGTCAGCCCCAGGTTCATCGCCGCCGCCAATACCGTGCAGCTCATCATCGGCCCATTGGCGTCGTTCTGTTTCGCGAAAACCTGGCACGCCACCGACGCTATATTTGACAAACTCGGCGCCAGCAGCGCCCCGTTCCCCCCGATCCCGATGTCAATCTCCACGTCGTCCCCGCGGTAGAACAGCGCGTTCTGCCCCGTGTTCAGGTCCGTCACCGGCTGATTCCGCGCCGCCACATCGCAAAACAATCGAATCGGCAATACTCCAATCGCACTCATCTCAGACGCCTTTCATTTTGCATTCTGCATTCTGCATTTTCACTGCCACGCCCCGTTTCCCGCGATGGTGTATTGAAACTTGCAGCTCACTCCCACGTGTTCCACGCACTCCACCTCCGCCACCACCGCGTTGCCCAGCGTCCGGGTCGCCTGTCCCGTCCCGCTCCTGTTGTAAAGCACAAGATTCCCCTGCGCCGGCACGCTGTCCGCATGCTGCGCCATGAAATTCAGGCACAGTTCCACCGTCCCAAACGTCCGTTCCACCACAAACCTCAGCCGGTTCTCCAGGTTGTACCGGGGAATATTCGTCTTGTAGCCCGACCGGAACAACCGCTGCCTCTGTAAAATCCGCGTCTGCTTCGGACGAAATCCATCCTGCACCGTCGCCCCGCCCGCGTCGTCCGCCAGCACAAACGCCGTTCCTCCCGCCGCTGTGATCGTTATCTTCATGCCTCCTTCTTGTTCCCAATCTTAATCTTGATCCTGCTCCCCTCATCCCAGCACCAGCGCCGCCGTCCCCGTCCCGCCGCTCACGTTTATAGTTGACACGAATCCAATCTCCCCGTTCCGCAGCGCCTTCCCCCCAAACACAAATCCCGCCGTCTTCAGCGCCGCGTTCTTCACCGTCACGCTCACCGTCTGCGCCCCCGTGATCACCAGGTCCGCCGCCGTCGAACTCAGCTTCGCCCCGTGCTGCGCCGCCGCTCCCTGCGCCAGCAGCGCCCCGTCCACGTTCCCCATCGTCGGCTCCGCCGGCTTGCATTTCGCCATCGCCCGGTAACTCGTGATCTTCATGTCCACCGTCCGCCCCTGGATCCTCACCGGCGCCAGCTTCAACTCGTGCGTGATCGTCCACTCCTCCTGCGCCTGGAAACTCGTGAACCCCGCCACGCTCCCCCAGGCCGCCGTATATTTCTGCCGCGGTATTTTCGACGCCGCCACCGCCGGCGCGCTGAACGCCTGCCCCGTCGCTATCGTGTAATACGAATTGCTCGCGCTCGGCTCCATCCCGTTCCCCACCACCCCGCTCCACTCCATCGGCCCGATCCCCGCCTTCTCCACCCCCAATATCAAATCCGGCATCCGCGTCACCGCCCCCGCCCTCACCGTGATCACGTCCCCGTTGTTCGACACCCATTCAAACGGCGTGTCCGCGTTCCCGAAAATCCTCTGCCCGATCGTCGGCTGCAAATACGGCCACAGCACCGCCAGATTGTCATACGTCAGCGGCGTCCCCGTCCCCTTCACGATCAGGTCCGTATAAACCTCGTCTATCTCCCCGTAGAGCGCCGCGCTGATCACCCGGTTCACCGGCGCGATCTCCAGCCGCGAATCCTCCCCCAGCGGGATGTTCGCCCCGTTAAAATTCACCTAAGCCGGCCCTCCCACCAGCAAGCTTCTCGATATGCTCATAATTTATCCTATGTTTGACTCATTGCTCCCCATTCCCCGTTCTTCATTTTGCATTCTTCATTCCGCCTTTAAGTAATCACCGCCTGCCCCGCGTCGCTCCCCATCAGTCCCTCCAGGTATCCCGCCCACCGCACCACCGTTCCCGCCCCCGCCTCGAACGGCCCCGTATAAACCTGCGCCGTCCCCGTCGCGTTCCCCGGCCCGGGAAAACTCCCGTCCGTCGTGTAATAAATGCTCGCCCCCTCGTCCGTCGTCGAAAAACTCACCGTCTGCCCCGGCGCCGCTATCGCCGGCAGCGCGCATTTCCCCGCCGCCGCCTCGCTCATCCGTCCCCTCAGCTGCACCCGGTAGCCCAGGCACCCGGGAAACTCCTTCTCCAGCCCCGCCAGCGGCTCGATCGCCTTCTCGTCCTGGTAAAGAAGAATTTTCCCCTCGATGGCAAACTGGTGCAGCGCCGCCCGCGCCGCCCGCGCCGCCTCCTCCGCCGTCACCTGCGTCCCGCCCGCGGCGAAATTCAGCTCCGGGATCTCCACCACGTCCACCGCCACCACCACCTCCCCCTGCGCCGGCGCCACATTCGGCTGCAGACCCTGGAGGGACGGCATCCTCACCGTCAGCCCGCACCCCTTCCGTCCGTTCTTCCCCGTCAAATGCGCCACCCGCCGTTCGATCTCGCTGCCGATCACATGCCCTCGCAGCGTCGCCACCGCCAGATACTCGAACGCCGCCTCCGAATTCAGCTTGTCGCACACGTCCTGTTGCAGTTGTAAAAGTAGGTCCATAATTATTTTGACAGGATGGGCAGGATGCCCCCGGCCCCGGATGGAGATTCCCCAATCCTGTTCATCCTGTTCATCCTGTCCAAAAATGTTTTCACGTCATTTGCATTCGTTTAAACGGGTTCAGCAGCGTCTTCACCATCGGCGCGAGCTCCATGCCGCGGATGCTCCTCTGCCCCTCCGGGTTCTCGCTGATCTGCGCCCCCAGCTTGTCAATCCCCTTCCACACCTCCTGGCACTGCAAATACCACGCCGACTTCACCGCCGCCGGCAGCCCCGTCGCCCCCGCCGGCATCACCCCGCTCCCGTCCTCCGTCGTGTCAAACCAAAATCCTCCGGTGTAAGTCACCTGCAGGCGCGACCAATAATAGCCCTGGATGGAAATAAACATGATATACCCCTGGTCCGCCTGCATCGCCTGGATGAGCGAACTCGCATCCGGCGGCAGCGCGTAGGCCTTGAACCCGTCCGTCTCGTCGTCCTTTTTCGCCAGCGCCGTGATCGTCTCCACCGGGTAACAGTTCAGATACCAGTGCCGCCGGTCCGCCGAAAAGGTGTCCACCTTCCCCACCGTCCGGCAGAACGTCCGGTTGCAGTGCTGATCGAACAGATTCGCCACCCCCAGGCCGATGCCCGTGATCACCGCGTCATAATTCGTATCGCTCCGCAGCGACGCCGCCAGCAACTGCCCCTTCAACTCCGTCAGATTTCCCAGTCCAATGTTCATAAAAAAGTTAAGACTTAAGAGTTAAGAGTTGAGAATTCAGCGCGCTGCATTCTGCACTCTTCATTTGTCCGGCGCCCCCGCCGAAATGCTTCCCGTTGGGAGGGCGAGACTCCGTCGAGCCGTGACTTGTTTCTTCATTCTTCATTTTGCATTTCGCCTTTGGGATGGGGCGGCGGGGCTCGCCAACCCCGCCGCCCTCCCTCTTCCACTCCTCACTCCTCATTCCTCACTCTGCACTCTGCACTCTGCACTCTGCACTCTGCACTTCTCCTATCCGTTCCTCTTCGGCTTGCGCCAAATCAGCACGCTATGGTTCGTCGTCGTGTTCGTCCCCTGGCAGCCCATGGTCTGCAACTGCAGGTAGCCGATGCTCCCCAGCAGCGACCCGGGCAGATTCGTCACCAGCACCCCGGTCGTGCTCGTCGGCGGAATCACCACCGTCAGCGTCAGAAACGGCGTGTTCGTCGCCGTGAAGACCAGCCCGTCCGACGACGCCCCGAAGGTCAGGTAGTTCGTGCAGCCCAGCGGCGCCGCGTTGCTCAGCGCGCTGAACTCCCATTGGATGGCGCACGTGTCGTACTTCGTTAATCCAATCGGATCGCTCATCACCGCGTTCGTCGTATTGGCCGGAATCGCGTTCGTCAGCGCCGTCCCCGTGTTCGTCGTCCCCGGCGGCGCGTAAGTGACGGGCAGGCTCGCATACTCCTGCGCCGAAGCCGCCCACCCCGCCGCCGCCGCCATCATTGTCAACAATATCTTTTTCATATTCTTAATCCTAATCTTAATCTTAATCCTTTTTCTTTTGCGCCTTTTGCGCCTTTTCGCGGCAAAATTACCGCGCGGCCGTTTGCAGCACCGCAAACGCGTTCGCCTGCCGGCAGCCCGTCGCCGCCCGCCCGTAGGCCCGGAACGACCGCTCCAGCGTGTTCCACCGGTAATGGTCCGACGCTTCAAACACGAAGTCGTCCCGCACCCCCACCACCTGGCCGTTGCGGTCCCCGAAGGCCGCCACCAACTGTCCGGCCCCGTCCGTGTTCGGCGCCGCCATCACCGGCGTCACCGGGTAGCCCAGGATCGTCCCGATGGACCCGTAGCTGGGCGCCTCCAGCGCCCCCAGGAAAATCGGCCGCCCGTTGTTGTCCTTGATCCCCATCATCCGCACCAGCATCTGCGGGTGCATCCACCAGCGCGGCTTGCGTTTCAGCACCACCGGCGCCACCGTCGTCAGGCACCGCGTCACGTCGTCGAAATCCAGCGCCGACACCGTCGTGTTGCCCTGCGCCGCCACCGCCTTGTTGCCGGCGTTGAACAACCCGGTGAACCCGCCGTTGTTTCCGTCCCCCGTCCCGTTCCCCGTGAAGGCCGCCGTGTCCAGGCGGAGATTCCACGCCTCCTGGAAGTCCTCCATCACCACCGTCGTCACGTCGAACTCCGCGTCCTCGATCAACTGCCGGCTCACGTTCAGCAGCACCGCGTTGGGCAGCACCGTCAGCGTCATCGTCGAGCCCGCCTCGTTCGTGTCGTCCGGGATCGTCGCCGCCTCCGTCGTCAGCCATTGCGCCACCACCCGCGCCGTCTTCACCGGGAAGTTCGTCACCTTCGTTCCCAGCCGCCGCACTCCCAGCGTGCTCCAGTCCCCGTACTGCGCCAGGGTGTCATAGATCTCCTTGAACAACTGCGCGATGATCAGCGTCGCTCCTTCCCCCGTGTCTTCGCCGATGGCCCGCGCCAGCGGTTCGCACGCCGTCCGCAGGTCCCCGTTCCGGTCCACCGCCAGCCGCACCGCCAGGTTCAGCCGCGCCCTCTTCTCCGGGTCGTTGACGATGCGCTGGATCGGGTCTATCCCCGCCGCGACCGCTTCCGCCCGCAATTGCAACTGCAGCTTCTGCACCGACCCCAGGATTTGTCCCCGGTCGTTGGCCGTGTTCTTCAGCCGCGTCAGTTCCTCCATCGTTTGCTTGGTTTCACGTCCCAACTGCTCGTAATTGCGCAGCAGCGTCTCCTGGTTCCGTTCCACCGCCTCGAATTTCTCCCCCACCGCGTTGACTCCTCGCAGGACTGTCTCCTGGAATTGTTCTTCACTTAACGTCTTCATATTTTCTTTATTTCTGTTTCATTGCTTTGTGCAATTCCTCTAAAAACCCCGCCCGTGCCTGCCCCGGGGCCGGCGCGGCAGGAGCAGGACAGTCGGCCGCGCGGCCGTTTTCACGTTGTGAGTATTCCAAGGAAAGTGTTTCTATGTCCGCGTCGTTGATCGCCCCCGCCTGGTAGGCCTTCGCCAGCGCGTTGGGATTCGACCCCACCACGCAGCAGGACAGCTCCACCTGTTCCTGCTCCGTATAAATCGTTCGCACCGCCGCGTCGCCGGGCAGCCCCAGCTCCTTCAACTGCCGCGTCCATTCCTCCCCCGAACTCGGCGTCACATACTTGACAGGGAAAAACCCCACGCTCACCGCCTTGAGGTAGCCCGCCTCCGTCATCTTCCAGCCGATCCGGGCCAGTTGGTTCTCCGGCACGTCTATGGCCCACTGCACCCGTTCGATCAGCCGCGCCCCTTCCACCCGGAAATCAATCACCTTCCCCAGGCATTTCTCGATCGTCGAATAATCGTGCGAATCCACAAACGGCGCGTTCTTGGCAAAATTGGTGAACCGCCAGCCCGCCGCCCGGATGACCTCCTTGTAACTGTCAATACTTTCATCCGACGCGATATAATCCACGATCCCCCGCCGCGCGTCCACCACCCGCACCTCCGGGTGAATCATCCGCCGCAGCGGCGCTGCATTGTGCAAAAGGGCCAGTCCTGGAAAGTTGGTGTTCGCGCCTTTGGCGTGCGGGAGCTTGCTCCCGCTTTCCTTGGCGTCTTTGCCATCCTCCATCCTCCATCCTCCATCCGCGCCTTCATTCTGCATTCTGCATTCTGCATTCTGCATTTCCTCCCCCGAAGGTGTCAGTCCTGGAAAATTGGTGTTCGCGCCTTTGGTGTGCGGGAAATTGCTCCCGCTTCCCTTGGCGTCCTTGCCAGCTTCCATCCTCCATCCTCCATCCGCGCCTTCATTCTGCATTCTGCATTTTGCATTCTGCATTTCTTTCCGCGCCAGTTCCGGCGCCCGGCGCCTGGCTATCTCATTAAACTTCGCCCGCACCGCGTCCGCCCTCGCCTCCACATTTTGCATTTTGCATTCTGCATTCTGCATTTCCCCCGCCGCCTCCTCGATCTCCCGTCCGATCCGTTCCGCCTCCGCCCGCCAGACCGTTTCCCGTCCTGTCAAGTATTCCTCAACCCCGGCAGGGCGGGACTCCCCGCCCGCCGTAGCTTCAGCGGAGGAGGGCATCGAGCCCTGACCCGATCCCTCTTCCCCTCCTAATCTTAATCCTGATCTTAATCTTAATCCGCAACTCTTCCCCCCGCTTTCATTCTGCATTTTGCATTCTGCATTTTGCATTTCCAACGCCACCGGCCGCAGCCCCGTAATCAGTCCCCGCGCAAACCCCTCCGTGTCAAACACAAATGTCCCGGCCCCCTCCAGGCGGCGCAGCGTTTCCGTTCGTGCCTTCATCAACTCCCGGTTAAACCGCGAGACAAACCCCTTCATCATCCCCCTCTGCTCCGCCCTCTCCTCCGCCAAGCCAACTCCGCCGGCAAATAAAGGACCGGATTTTAGGTCAGGGGAATGTTGGTCAGGGGAATGGAAAGAATCATTTCCCCTGTCTTTATTCCCCTGACATTCATTCCCCTGACCCGATTCTTCTTCCATTCTGCATTCTGCATTCTGCATTCTGCATTTGGACGGCTCTGTGTTCTGCATTTCCCCAAAAGCTCTCCTCAGCCGCTCCACCGGGTCCAGCGCCCTGCGCATCAGCCCCACCGTGTCATCCATCGTCACGCCCGTCCCCTCCTCTGCCTCCTCTCCAATCGCCGTCAGCTTGGCCGGCACATAAGCCTTTTCCCACCCCGGACAGGCCGGCAGCTCCAGGTCCAGATAATCATTCAGCGCCTTCAGCGGCACGCCCATGGAAAAGTATTTGACACACGTATCCGCCCGCTCCCGCCGCACCGCCTGGATCACCGGATGCTCGTCCCAATTCAGCGACGCCCGCACCTCCGCCGCCCCCTGCCGCCGCAACACCTGGTTGATCCCCTGGCAGATCTTTTCCCCCAGCGGAATGCACGTCTCCGCGATCAACATGAACCAGTCCGACGCCGACCCGATCGAGTAACTCGCCTTCACATCCGCCATCGAAGCCGGCACCCCCATGGCGATAAACACCTCATGCCGGTTCTGCAGCCGGGCCGCGATGAAATCCGCGTCCGGCACCCGGATCTTCGGGTCCTCGATCGTCACGTCCCCGTCCAGAAACACCGGCTTGAACACCCCGCGCTGCGCCAGCTCCCGCTTCTCCCGGATCTGGTCCACGATTTGTTGCCGCTGCCCGTCCTCCGGCAGCCCTTCCTTGGCGATGACATACACCCCCTGGTCCCCGTTGTTCCTCATCAAGTTCAAGTTGAACTTCCCCGCCAGATAATCCGCCTCCGCCGCGTCCCGGCACGGTTTCAACTCCGCCATGCCCCGCCAGTCGTTGTAAGGATTCCACATCTTCAACTGGATGACCTGCTCGGGCAGCAGCAGCGCCCGCTTTCCCGCCCCGTCCACATATTCCCAGCCCTCCAGCACTCCATTCTTGACAACATGCCGCATCCGGTCCGGCCTTGCCACCTGTAGCGGCGGTCTGGGACCGCCGCCAATTAAATTTCCCTGGCCCGGAAACGGCCCCAGCCACGAATCATCCAGCAGCCAGAACGCCTCCCCCTCCAGCTTCAGCCAGCCCACCGTCGCCTCGATCAAATCCGTCCGCGTCAGCCCCGTTCCCGGCGTCTCCCAAAAGGCCTCCAGTTCCGCCTCGTGATACCGTTCCCCGGCCCGCGTAAAATTCAAATCCACCGCCGCGATCGGCCCCGCGATCTTCTTGATCGCCCTCATCACCCAGGTGGACTGCTCAAAGGCGCGATACATCCGTTCCCCGCCCGTCGCGTCGTAGGGCATGATTTTGTTGAACGGAAAGGGCGCGCCGCTCTTGAAAATCAAGTTCGCGGCGGCATGGAGGCGGGATAAAAACGTGGCTTTCATCGAGGACCCCCGGGGTAACCCGCAGAAATCATCTCATGGGGAGCGCACGCGCCCTCGCGTGCCGTGGGCCGCGCCTCGCGGCCCGCCTCCTCCACCCCTGTCCATCTCAATCCATCCCCCATAAAATTCATCGTCTTCATATCAGTTGCGCAAAAACCTTGTTCGTCCTCGTCGCTTGTTTCGCCGCGTGCAGCGCCAGCGCCAGTCCCCAAAACCGGTCTGCGTGCCCGTTCTTCGTCCGCTCCCCGGTGAACCGGATGTTCCCCGACGCCGTCGCCTCCTTGCGCATGCTGCGCAAATCCGCCCGAATCCATTTGTCCGCCGGGATGCGCACCGTTTTCTTTTCAAACGCCGTGCGCGTGTCGTAGGCCAGCTCCTCCTTCACTCCGCTGGTGAACTGAATCCCCTCCACCTTGTAGCGTCCGAACCGTTGCGCCGCCCGCTCCGCGAACTGCCGTCCAATCCCCGTTTGGTCTATGCAGCACCGTTTCAGATTGGGCAGCGCCAGAATTCCGTACAGCCTCTCCTCCTGCTCCGCGAACGGCGCCTTCTCCAGGCAGATCACCTCCCGCGTAAAACATACATCCTCCACCCGTTCCACCACCCAGATCACCGTCAAATCATGCTCCCGTCCCACATCCACCCCCGCATACAACGCCCCCGTCGGCCTGCTCCCGGCAGGGCGAGACTCTGTCGAGCCCTGACTCGATTCCTCTTGGTCTTCATTCTGCATTCTGCATTCTGCATTTTGCATTTCCTGCCCCTCTTCACACCCCGCAATCAGCTCATAGCTCAGAAACGCCGCCTTATCGTCCCCCGGCACGCACATAAACTCCTGCAACCAGACCTCCTCATCCGCGCATTCATTCCGCATCGCCTGTAGAAAATCATCGTCCTTCCATTGCAAGCGGGCGTCCTCCGGATTGGCCTCCCGCCATTTGCTTTGCAGCTTGGCCAGCAACCCCTCCCGGCACGCGTCCTCAATCGTCACCCGGTGCAGGGAAAACCCCTTCGGATTCCCCTTATGCCTGGCCTCATTCACCAGCTCGTTGAAAAAATTTTCCGACCCCCGGTGCGTGGAAATGATGTCCATCCCTCCGCCCCACATCGTCCCCGGCTGGCCGATGGAATAGAGGAGGCGGTTCTCCAGGTTGAGGGCGAACTCGTCAAAAACCCTGTAGCCGCGCTTGCCTGCCTGGGCATCGGGATTGGAAGAGAGGCAGTAGATACTGCGCCCGCTGTCCAGCGGGAGGACGTGGGCAGAGGTTTTATCCGTCGCATCCAACAGTTGCCAGGTGAGAGCGCGCGCGGAACGGTGAAGGAGCCTGGCCCAGTGGACGCAATCGGCGCCGAAGAGGCGGGCTTGCAAATCGTCGCGGGAAGTGACCCAGGCATCGAAGGGGCTGTTCTGGCGGCCGATTTTCTTGACGAGGTCATAAGCGGTGCAAAGGGAAATGCCGATCTGGCGGGACTTTTCCATAAGCCGTCTGCGCGAAGGGTCGTTGATCCACCTGGCCTGATAGGGTAGGAAAAAATTATCGAGCCGGAGAGGCGGTGGCGGCGGGAGGAGGATGGATCGGCGCACAGCGCCGACGCGACACCGCGTTTTTGGTGGAGTGGGAAGGGTAGGGCGGGCACTCCGCTGCCCGCCGCGGCGCGCCCGGAGTGCGCGCCCTACCAGCGGAGGCGGAGGGGTAACAGGTCTGGAGCGTTTGCGCGCTCTGCTTTTTGCATGGCTGGCGGTTAATTTCACAACAACTTCAATTCCTTTTCGATCTGCGCCAGCACTTCCGCCGGGATGCCGCCTTGGCGGTGGCCGGCCTCGCCAGCTTGCTGGGCCTTCTCCTTGGCCGCCTTGGCCTCGTCCGCGTATTTGCGCAGGAGCAGGTAGAATTTTTGGCGGTCGAGGTTCTGATCGGAGCGCTGGAGCAGGAGTTTGGCGGCATCGGTTCGAGAGTCCGGGTCGAGCTGTTGCAAAGTTTTGTGGATGACGTCCTGGCCGATGAACCTCATGCAGAGATCGGTGATTTCCTCGTGCAACTGGCCTGGCGGGATATGTTCGAGGATTTTGTTGAGGACGACCTGCTGGACCAGGGCAGCGGCTTCCAATTCGGCCAAGCCGGTTTCGGTGCGCATGCGGCGGCTGATTTTGGCGACGGCCTGGGAATCGGGTTTGCGGCCGGCCCGTTTGCCGGTCCGCCACGGGGGAGCCCGGCGAGCGGCCTCCTTCAAGGACAAGCCGGGCTGCAAGAGCCAGGCATAGAGGTGCTCGCGGTCCTCGGGGGAGATATTGGCTTCGTAGGAATCGCTCCTTGGTTTTCTGAATGTCTTCATCCGCACCCTTTCCTCTTCCAGAATTCAAACTTCATTTTGCATTCTGCATTCTGCATTCTGCATTTCCTTCATCCTTCATCCTTCATCCTTCATCCTTGCCTACAGCCCGCGCTTTTCCAGGTCATCCACCCCCGCCGCCGTGATCCGCCAAATCCGGTTCCCCACCGAGTGCGACTTGGGCACCTCCGCCACAAACCCCTTGTCCGTGAAATACTGCACCTCCGCCTCGAGGTCCCCCGTCTCGAACCTCTTGAACCCGCAGACCCGCAGCGTCACCTCCAGCGTTGTCAGGCTCAGGCCGCAGCCCCCCGCCGCCTGGAACGCCCGCAGCATCGTCTCCCGAAAAACCTCATGTTGTTGTGCATTCATATTCTCGTCCTTGTTCCTATTCGTCCCATTCGTCCTATTCGTCCTATTCGTCCCGGTTAGTCCTTCTTCCTCCCAAGCCAAAACATTTGCCCGCAGTTCACGCAGAGAGACGCAGATGAAGAACCGGAATACATATATATTTGAGTGTGTCGTTTCCTATCTGCGTTATCTGCGTGAACTGCGGGCAAAAGTCTTTTCATGCCTTCTTTGTCTCCATCAAATGGTCCAGCTTCGTGCTTAACAGCACCGTCTGTTGATTATTCAATTCCGCCGCCGACCTCAGCCCCTCCACTCCCGCCGCGATGGGGTTGATGCGGTTGTGCAGCTTCTCCGCCCGCAACTCCCCCGCTAGCAGAATCTCCGTCTTGTCCGCCTCCATTTTCGCCCAGATCTTCGTGCTCTCCTCCTCCAGCCGGCACACCCGCCGGTCCATCGCCGTCACGCAGAACTCCAGTTGCTCGTTCGGCGGATGCGGCGTTTTCCCGCGAATCCGGTCCACGAACTTCGCCCCCTCGTTAAACAACATCAATCCGAACGCCAGGCATCCCAGCCAGGCCGCTATTTCCACTGGTGCGCTAAATTCCAT